CTGTTAACTTCTCTCTGTCCCCAGTATAAGTATCACTCATCTTGGATATTTTAGCGTAGTCGCAGTATCTATCTATTAGCTCATAGCCTTGCTCTTTAAAGAACTTTAAGTGTGTATTAACTGCAATAGAAGGAATTTTTATTTCTTTAGTTTTACTGGAAGGCTCATAGCCTTTATCTGGAATAGGAATTATCCCTAGCCCATCTTCTGAAAATATAGCATCTCTCATCATTTCTTTATTCCCTAACCTTAAAGGCTCTTTAGTCTCAGACTTCTTACCGAACATATATTTACGTCTTATTTTAGGAGGAACTAATTTAATTATTTCTACACTTTCCTCTTTTAGATGTTTTAAGTATTCCTTAGATATACTGTCAAAGTAATTCACATCTACTCTAATTCCAGTACGTTCCATGTCAAAAAAGGTTTCTATAGCTCGCATCTTAACTTTACTAAATACTTTTAAGTTACTTGGATCTTCTTTGGCGATCTTTATCAAGGTCTTGCATAATCTAAAAGTAGCATCTGTATCTCCTCCTGCATAGTCTATCATATCTTTGGGGTGTACGGTTATCATTTGCCCTTTATCCGTCTCTCTATTAAAATTATCTGCATACCCAGCAAGCTCTGGCACGAATATCTTAACTGCATTATCTAAACCTTTAGAGGGCATATTCTCGTCTATAGACCAAAGCATTTGCAATGTGTCTATATATAACCCCTTTAATCTATGTCCTAAATTTAGGGCCATGTGCATATCAAATTTTATGTTATGCCCTACTTTTCTGATTTCTGGATCTTCTATTATTTGCTTCCACTGATCTCTTAAAGCATCATAACTAAAGTCACCAAAGGTTTCCTTAAAGTATTCTGGGAAATAGCTCTCACAAACAGGACTAAGTATAGAATGTCCCTCAGCAAAAGTCATTTGATAAACTATAGGCCTGTCTACTTTCCAGTCAAGTCCAGTAGTCTCTGTATCAAAAGCTATTGTCTTTGGTTTATTATTTAGTACATCAGATATGTCTACTCTCCACTCATAGGTATTCTCAAACTTAAATAGCTCTTCGTTGTACTCATAATTATTTTCTACCAGCTTCCTAATCATAAGTATTTGAGCTTTAACTAAAGATATAGAGTCTTTATATAATGCTGCGTTTCTTATACTGGTACATCCTACTATAGGATAATCATGGGTATGGACTTTACGAATAATTCCCTCAAAATCACCAGCCTTTACAGATCTTCCGAAAACTTGCAGTGCAGCATACTTGGCCACATACAATAAAGCTTTAGGTTTGAATGTGTTAAATATTTTTATAAACTCAGCTCTACGAGCTAGTACAAATTCTTTAGCTGCTTTTTCTATCTTTTTAATATCTCTAGGTATTTCTGGAGCTGGGATTATAAAAGAAACTTTAGATAGGTTTACACCAGCCTCTTTTAAGGTAGAAGTAAGTATTTTACCAGACTCGCTAACCACAAATTCTGAAACTGATTGATTAGAAGGCTCTAGTATAACTAAAACATCACATACTCTATTTCCTGATACTTTCACATTAACTCCTTTAAATCTATATCTTCATAAGTGAAGCTATTACTTAGATTACCACCTTCTGTGATAAATCCTGCAAATTCAAATTTATGTATGCTCATATCCCTTCGCATTAACCACTTTCTTTTCTCTTCAGGTGCATTTCTTCGCACTTTAATTATAGTCATTTCGTAAAAATTATTATCGCTCTCGTAAGCTCTTATCTCTATTACTACAGAAGAAGCATTTATAATATCCGCTCCTCCTGATATATTAGCTTTACTAGCTTCTTTCTTTTGAGCCTTAGCAGATACGTTCTGTGTAGACATCATTATAGGAATCTTATATTTTTTATTTGCTTGTTTAAGTTTTTCTATAACGGCTTTTTGCTTCTCATACATAGAACCATTCCAGCCAGTAGTACCGTCATTCATTAGGTACACACCGTCTATAAAAATAACATCTGGTTTATAAAAATGAATAGCAGCGAGTAGATCATTTATACTATAGCTTAGATTACCGTCTACAAATATCATTTGTGGTTTCTCTTTAGCTTTAGCTACAGCTTCTTTTACAGCCTCTAAACCTTTGTAGTTAAGTTCTCCTGTCATTATATAATCTGCATTAATCTGGGTGAGCATTGCTAACATCCTATCAGAGGACTCATCGTCATCCATCTCCATGTTTATATACATGGTTTTATATCCTTCGTTTTGTGCGGTTAATAGGCAGTGTAGGATCATCCAAGACTTGCCTTCCCCTGAAGGTGCAGATAATGTTATCAGGTCAGTCTTTCTGAGCCCTAGCAGCATCTCGTCTACCTCCCCAAACCCCATAGGAATACCTCTAGATGTCCCTGTTCTATTTTCGTATATTCTGCGTTCAGCCTTAGCTAGGTTGTCAGCCATATCTGAGTAGTAGTTCTTGTCGCTTAGTGTGGTTAGTTCAGAGTAAACACCAAAAATTAAATCTGCCATATCTGAGCAAGACTTAGTTAGTAGAGTATCTTTTCTTTCTAATAAAGTTGCTATAGCATCTCTAGCAAATCTATCTCGTAATTTCTCCACGTAGTAATCGCAAGGTTGCGTGCATATAGCTTCTTGAGCTAATACTATTTTATATTCAGTTCTTAAAAACTCCTCGTCTGGAATTATTCTATAACGATTGAAGAAATCTCTTATAGGCTCGAATATCTTTAATTCTTCTTCCCATAGAAGCTTTGTATTTATGCTAGTTAAAATAGCAATGTCTTTTTCTCTAACTACTTTGCTGATTAGAATTAATCCTAAGCTCAAATTAAGCCTCCTATGAGATTAGATTTTAGCACAGACTGGAACCATTTATAGTATGGGCTTGCCTCTATCTCTAATCTTGGGTTTTTATCAGTTAGTAAAACTAAGCTCTTACCTTCAGTTAACCATTTAGAAAAAAAGTTTTGTATCCTAGAGATATACTCTATGTTTTCTTTAGCTGCATCAAACATATCCATAACCCCAAGTACATGGTTCTTGCCTAACTCCTCTCTTATAGTAATGGAGTTGATAGTATATTCGCCTGAGACTATATCATTTACGGAAATCATCTTACAGTAGTCTATGCGATTTACCTTATTTAATATCTGGGCTATTAAAAATAAAGCTTTCTGGTATAGTTCTACCTCATCAGTCTGTATTGCGTAAATCTTACCTGGAAAAAGTATATCTGGGTTTTCCATAAGCTGTCTTAGGAAGACACGAACCTTCTCACCATCTGCTCCATAATCAGCAAAGTTTCTAGAGGTGTTTACGTTTATACCTATACTCTTTTTGAGTCGGTGTTGCTGTTTATCTAAAGTCATTATTTTCCTTTTAGCTAGAAGCTTCCTTTTTACTAGAATCTAGCAAACCCCAGAAGCCTTCGTACATCTCATGTTGTGTAATGTACTGTCTAGTCTTCCTGATCTCTTCTCTTCTAGCTTCGTCTGCTTCGTGCCAGTCACTAAATATGTCTACTGAGTCTTCGGACTTTTTCCAAGCTGCAATAAGATTGTTAGAAATGTTCTCTAATTTAGGATACATATTCTCCCCTGAGTCAGGGTACATATTTAGTTCTAAGTTAGGATACATATTCAGTCCTATTGGGGACGGCCTATCCCCGACCTGTGGTAGAGAATAATCTACCCTCTTAAGATTAGGCAGTAATTGCCCAGTTCTATATTTCTGCACTACATCCTTGAGCTCACGTATCTCTGTAGTTAATCTATCCATTTCTTCTTTATCTTTTGTTTGACGATTTTGCATAGATGCTAGTAGGTTACTCATCTGCTCTTTTAGTTTAGCATTTTCCTTAATTAGTTTTTCTACCTCAAGGGGGTTGGCTTTAGGTTTTTCTGAATTATACTTAGCCTCTACTTTCTTTTCAGCATCCTCTTTACTCAATCCTTTGCGAACTAAATCTACTACTTCGTTATGTCTAAAGTCTCCTGCGATATAACCTATTAAATCTTTTCTATCTGCGTAGGTAACTAAGAACTGTTACAAGGCCGCTGTGAAATAACCTATGTGGAAAGTCTTCATACATTCTTGCTCTCTAGTAGAAGTAGATGCGACTTTACTCATTATGACTATCCAATTCTCCATAGAAAACCTAACGAAGTCTTCCATGTCTATGTTAGTAGCTTTACTTAAAAAATTATAAGCATCCTTAACTTGTTGAAAGTTTCTTGCGTGAAAGGCTACAGGTATCTTGTAAACCTCTAAATAAGTTTTATCTATTATGTTTTTTAGTGTTAAGTATTTAGATTGTCTTGCCATCTAGACCTCCTTTTTAACTCCAGTAATATCCTCTATAAGTTTTTCTCTGAATTTAAGCATAAAAAGCTGAAAGCCCTCAACATTATCACCAAGTGAATTATAAAAGTTTTTTATTTTAAGATCGTCATGGTATTCGTTTAATTCCTTAATAAATTTTTGATCTTCTTTAAATTTCCTCGTTGCATGTGCTATTATATGCTCTGCATCTACAAGATTATTGAAATAGTGACATTCCTTCACCCTTTGTAATAAACTTTCCTTTTCTTTATCAACTGTAAATTCTTCGCTCATGTTTTCTCCTTTGTAATTAATATACCACGAAACTTACCCCGACAACATTTTCCTTCGATCTTCTAGTTCTGCCTGTTCCATAAGAGCTACTAGATCTATATCTTCGTGAATCCACTCAGTAGATATAACATCAGGAGGTTTTCGTCTTCTCCTAGTTTTATTTTTTGGCTTTTCATGTGCGGTAGCCGTGTATGTTTTTGTAGGTTTGGTTATATCTTCCGTAACTTCGCTGCGTAAAACTATCTGTATGCTTTGATTGGCAGTCACTAATGGCTTGTTTAGATCTTTACCTTCAATAAAATTCTTCTCTTCCAGCTTGGCATATCTGAAACCTGATAACTTAATCGCTTCTTCTGTAGCTTCTAAGGGTATTTCTCCTCTGGTTACTAGCCCATCATGCTGGTTGGAGTAGACCTCGAACCCATATTTTTTAGATAGAGTGCAGAGAGTATGGATGTAATTGGCCTCTTGCCCCTGTAAATAATAAGCTGCAAGGGTTCTCTTAAGTTTATTCATTCTAGTAATCTGTCCGTCACTGTCAAGAAACTCTTTTAGATCAAGCTTAACATTGCACCTGTTACTTATGCGTTTCTGTCTGTTCATGGTGGCTAGTGCATTGTTTACTAGATGGGTATGCCATTTGTTTATATCTTTTTTCAAAGGAGAGAACTTATCATAGAACCTAGTGTAGGAGTCAAGGGCCGTAGTAGTGGTTCCTGTAGATATGTAGTTATATACTGACCCAGAGGTGTCTAGGTTTTCTGACGTAGGAGGCTTTAAAGCTGCCCCCATTATTATAGACATTAATGCAGCCTTGTAAGAATCTACTTCTAAGTTTAAA